CTCGATGAGTGTGGCATACCAAACACAATCACAGGGTGGTCACCTACTGCGTACAATAAACGCGATGTAATTTTCACGGATGGGAAATTCTTGCAAGCATTTAGTGACAAGGATGCGCTGGTAATGACGCTAAGCTATAACAGCTTTAAGGGTAAAAGGTACAAGGGTATTGGTCACACTGGTATCGTGGACAAGGTCGGCAAATACTCTTGTCGAACCGTTGAAGGCAACACCAATGAACAGGGCATGCGCGATAGCCGTACACGCGATGGTGTGTACTATAAGATTCGCCCACTAACAAAACAACTACACATAACGCGATGGGGAAAAAAACAAAGCTAGGCATCGGTCTAGGTATTACCATTCTTGCACTAGCTGTGATATTCAGCGTGCGCACGTGCAATAGGCCCGTAACAAATCCTGCAATAAAAAGATTACAAGATGTGAATGATTCACTCTACCAAATCATTCAGGTGAATAACAGCAAAACGGATAGCCTATTCGCCAAGATTGACTCACTACAGGTGCATCAGGACACCATTATTCAACAGCAACAAATCACTAATGAAATCTACCGCAATGAAACCTATAACATTCTTTCTGCTACTCCTAACGCTGCCAATAATCAGTTCCGCGCAACCCTCAAAAAATCGGACAGCCTACTTAAAGCAGGATTTTACACCCGAACTTACAACCTACGATCAACAGCTTTTCAGTCTCAACTACAATAGCATGATGTATTGGTATGCGACTGCGCAGGAGATTGACAGTTTATATCAGATGGAGCGGTTAAAGGTTACTTATTACGCTAAGATAACAGGCATACAGGCGGCAAGTTATGAAACGCTTGCGGAAATCTACAAGAACAAGCAAAGCATTGAGAAGGCCATTGCTACTGAGAAGGACAATGAGATTGCACAGCTAAAGAAACGCAACAGGCGGTTAATAATTTCCAACACAGCCCTCACATTAGGTATCACAGGACTTGCTTTTTCTACTATATATTTTGCAATACTATAATCATGGACATTCAACCAAGAGATATTATAACAATAATTGGTGGTGCTGTATCGCTCACGGGGTTGTACTACGCTTTGAAGCGTGACGTTGTAAAGGTGTCTAGCGCACTAGGCAAAGTTGAATCATACCACAAAAGGGAAGTGACAATGTTATCCGAATCAATCAAAGACACAAAGGACGAGTTCAATGCCAAACTGAATACCATGAAAGACGAACAAAACAAAGCCATTGACAAGCTCGAAAAGAAGATTGATGTTATTGCTGCGCAGAACTTGACTATCAGCACCAATCTTGCGGAGTTAGCCGGGTTTATCAGGGGTACTAAATAATACCGCATGAACATTCGATATAGCGAGGTATACAAAGAGATACACGCTGGTAGTGGGGTGATTGCCGACCGCATCCGTGCGGCCATGAAACGCCACAACATCAAAATGAAATACGGCTCATTTGAGCGATTGTATTTTAGTTGGCGTAAAAGACATAACCTGCAAGCAAGTGAGCCTATTAAAAAGCCTCTAAATGGCAATCTATCCAAACTTGAAAACCATTTTACTGACTTCGGCAACATGGTAAACGAGTTGATGCCGGAACAAAGTAACCCGCTTGACCTGCCACCATCGCAGGAATCAAACTACAAGCCTTACAAATTACCGATAAACCACAATAACATTCTTATAATCGGTGATATCCACGTGCCATACCACAACATTCAGGCGTTAACGCTTGCATTGAAGTACGGACTGGAGAATGAAGTAAATACAATCCTGCTTAATGGTGACATCATAGACTTCTATGCTATCAGTCGCTTTGAGAAAGACCCGCGTAAAAGGAACTTTGGGCATGAAGTGCTAATGACTAGACAATTTTTAGCTACACTTCGCAAGCTATTCCCGAATGCGGCTATCTATTACAAGTGCGGCAACCACGATGTAAGGTATGACCATTACATTATGCGCAATGCACCTGACCTTTTGGGTATGGACGAGTTCAATTTTGAATCACTCATGCACTTAGATCAACACAACATTACTTTCATTCCGGATAAGCAGATTATACACGCGGGCAAACTAACCATATTGCACGGGCACGAACTGGGTATGTCTGTATTCAGTCCTGTAAACATTGCGCGTGGTTTGTTTTTACGTGCTAAGGATAGCGCATTGTGTGGACACCACCACCAAGCGAGTGAACACACAGAGCCAAACATCAACGGCAAGATAACAACCTGTTGGAGCGTGGCGTGTTTGTGCGAGCTGCACCCTGACTACATGCCCATCAACAAACACCACCACGGCTTTGCACACGTGCGCGTGATGGACACTGGCGATTTTGAAGTAAGTAATTACAGGATTGTGAACGGTAAGATTAGATAACAAAAAGGCCCCACGTTAGGAGCCTAGTTGTATCAATCTAAAACAAAAACAATAATGCAATGAACACATTACACTAAGTCGCAAATATAGCACAATGAAAGGCAAGCCACATCCAAAAGTCGTACAGCGCAAACTCGGCAGGGAAAAGGCTGATGGGTTGTACTGCGATAACGTAATCGAGATAGACCCAACGTTGCCACCTATGCGCTATCTTATTGTACTTGTCCATGAGTATCTACATCACATACAGCCTGAATGGAGCGAGGAGAAAGTTGATGCTGAAGGTGAGGCATTAGGCCGCTTTCTTTGGAAGCAGGGATATCGGAAGGTGCAGCAATAATACGCCCGCTGCTTAGTATTAGGTAACGCATAATGTCTAAGAATGTCTAAGCAATGTCTAAAACTTATCCGATATCCCGGCATGGACTAACTCGGTGTGCAACCATTCCCGAATCTTTATAACTAAATCGTACTGTTCTTCTGTAAGGTCTTGGTATTTTTCAAGACTGCGTAGGTGCTGCCTAAATTCATCAATCATGTCAAAGTACTTCACGCCATTTATAGCGCATTCAAATGCGTGCTGGTCTTCGCGTAGATCAAATCTTAGTGTTGCTTTCATCTGCTTCTACTTTTGTTTGGTTTGGTATTCCATTTTCACAATCTGTATAGCCATCATCATATGCGCTAAAGATATTTGTCATTTCAACTGTTTCTGCTGCTCTTAAAAAGCCTTCCATTTCTGCCCAAGGCATCTTGATAGCTTGGCCTTGGAATCGTTTCTTCAATGCGATGTGTAGCCTTCTAATAGCCGTTTCTTTTTTCTCTTCACTCATAGATATTTTATTTCTTTGGTTTGTGTGTACAGGTCTTTGTTGACCGATTTAATTTTATAGGCAAGGTTATCCTTGACATACTTAGTCTTTGCATCCGCATACAGGGTAAGCAGTGCAAGCCGTTCTACCTTTAGAACCTCAACTGATTTAGTTACCCTTTGTCGCATTGAGTTTAAGTATTTCGTTTTTAACGTGCATGTAGTATGCTTTCACGCTGTAGTATTCACCTGTGCCATCAAAGTCATTGACGATGTCAGTTGGTGCGTTAACCAGTGCTTCGTCTACGCAATACAGCGCAGCGTTTACGGCTTTGATGTGGGCTTCTACTAACTCGCCTTCTTGCTTACCATTCTCGATGATGTCAAAATAGTTCGAGTACAGTTGCCATGCCTTTTCTTTTGCTTTCATTGCTCACCTCCTTTGTATGTTATGTCGTAGTAGTTATCAGCATCAGATAATAATCCTGAATCCACTCCATCTACAAAGGCTTGCTCAATTTGCTCTCGCTCCATTGCTTTGGCTATCATCTTTGCCCTGCTAATAGTTATGGCATCTAGTGTGCCTTCTGCTATGTGGCCGCGTATTGCATCGACCAATAATTCCACTGCGGTTTGTCTACTCATTGCTCACCTCCTTTATATGTTTCGTTGTAGTATTCTTTATGTTTTCCATGAAAACAATCGCTATGACCTTTATCATATGCTTGTTCAATCTGCCATCGCTCCAGTTCCAAACACTTCGCCATCTCATCAAGAAAGGCACGGCTGTCTGAGTTGTACACATTAAATAGATTATGGGCGTGCTTCTCCACGATTCGCATTGCCTGTTGTAGTGCTGTTAGATTGCTCATAGTGCTAAAGTGTTAAGGTATTCACGCCACATTGGTACACGCTCCTGAAGCTTGTCGATTGCGTCTGCATCAAACTCCACCACCTTTTCGTGTATGCGCTCTGCAACTGGTATATCATACACCCACTCAGTACGGTGTGATTCCAAATCTGCATCCGGGTAATCAGCCATGAATTGCCCCATGTCGTATATCATGTTGCGCTCAATGCTCTGTGCTTTCTTGATAAAGGTAGGGTCACCTTGTGGATCAATAAGATTCAACCTACGTGCGAGGCGGTACTTTTCGTCGTTAATCATTTCGATTGGTGCGTTGACAAGCACATAGCAGAACGTTGCCTTTGGTGCGCCTGTTAGCCAGCAATACGCTTGACCTTGCCAATAGTAATCTTTGCAAATATCATCCTTCACTGCATCCATAAACGTGTGAATACTCCAACTGCTTTTAATATCGGGCACGTTAATACACTTGTCATTCTCATCAATGATGAGCAAATCGGGTGTGCCTTTGATGTACTCGTTAACAAACATCTGCTCGTTCTTGAATACGATTTCACCGCGTGACCTGCGCCACATGTCGATGGCATCATTCTCAACAGCCAAACCTTTCTCGATGTACTTGTTGCTGATTTCCTTATAGCGTTTGTACTTGTTGGCAATGTAGACCTCAAGTAGTGCGCTCTTTGTTGTTTCTGACAAACCTGATTTGGTTCGTGCATCGGTCATCAACTTACCAAGTTGTGACGCTCTGAATAGTGTGTTGTTCATGTTCTAATTGATTGATGGGGTAAATATAGCAGATAGTTACATTGCGTAACCACCTGCTACAAATTTTAACATTTACACGATGCCATACTGTTCTTTCTTGGCATTGAGTTCATCGCCCACTTCGGCTAATACTTCGGGGCTGCAAGCCTTAAAAATTTTGTGAAGCTGTGTGATGTCGGTTGCTTGCTGAATAAGTTCGCGCACGTATGCTACATCCTGTTCATGCCCACGACCTAGCGCACCTTTCAACTTAAATGGCTTGTATGTGTCCTTGTTCTTTCTGTTAAGGTCACGGCCAAACACTTTACCTAATGACAAGGCTGCATTTTTAAGGCATTCTGCTTTGAGTTTACCAAACGCCAAGTCCATTGCATTGGCTTTTTTATTATCGGGGTTTAAAGCCCATCTATTGCGTTCTGTGCCGGTTACGCTATCGGGCACGCGGTCAACCATAATGATAACCGATGCCGCCCCTGTGCGTCTTAGTTCATAGCCGCTGATGGGGTGTATCACTACTAACTCCATTGATGCCTGCACCTCATTAGCTAATACCGCCCACTTGAAGTTTTCAGTTCTCCAGTGCCCAAAAAATAGTTCATCTAAGGTAGTTTCTACGTGGCTGATTACTAAAGTAGATGCCTTCTTGTCGGGCGTGGATTCAACACCGAGCGGGTCGGGTTCTGCATTGAGCATCTGCTGAAACTTCTGCAATGCTTCCAGGTTGTCTTTGTGAAAGTTCATGTTATTATTGATTTTAGATTAATACTTAGCGAGGCAATCGTTTAACTCTTGGCAGTAAGAAAGTAGTGCGAAGATTACGATGATGGCTACAACGTAGCGGATAAT